GGGGTAGCATTTGCAGGGGCTTTACCATTAGATCCGGGAATAATTTTATCGTAAACTTCCTGATGCCATTCGTATCTATCTTTAACACGTGTGCAATGTGTGTAGATATCTACTTCCTCACGATCAACATGACTGTCATCGTCAGTTACTTCAGGTTCTTGTTCCATAAAGAAATCTTCTGGAACTATATCTTCTATTAAATTTTTATTGATTCTTTCTTTAGTTACTATCTCAATAACATTGCCATTACCATCACGTTCTAATACGTATCTGTTTAATGGAAACATTTTTAAACCAGCTTCGCCCATAAAAACTAGGACATTACCTGAAACAATTAAATGTTTTAAAGCTTGATGCACTATGACACGATCACTTGATGCTGCAATAGCTTCTAGTATTGTTCGTTCAATCTTTGCAAAAGATAAATCAAGTTCTGATCTCATCTCTGGAGGTACTTGACCTTGTAGGGAATTATCATCTAGCTGTAATTTAAAAAAGCTTGTTTGAGGTGGGAGTAAAGCAAGCATTAATTTAGATGCCAAGGTGACTACACCTTTTGCACCAACGCTTTGCCATGGAGTAATTAAATCTTTAGCTCCTCCATTGTGCTCCTCTTCTCCTCTAATTAAATAAGGTAATGTAAGTTTTGTAGCTTGTTCAGCTAGGTTTAAGAACTGAGAACGGTGACTAGAAAGAGTATCGTATCTAGCTTGAGCCGTCATAGTTATAAGTTAAGTGTTTTAAGTTTCATAGTTCTACTAAGTTGTCCAGTACCAGTACTAACAGCACCAGATTTATAAGCTTTTGATCGTCTCATCTTGACTCCTCCAGCACTGTCTCCAAGCATTCTGTAGTTCATCATCGAACCAAGTCTGCCTATCTTTTCATCAACAGCTTTAGAAGTATCATCAATTCTTCTGCCTAGACTTTCCTCTTGTGCTCTTAAGTTTTCACCGAAGCGTCCAGACAAATCAGAAATAGCTTGTTCTCTAGTTTTATATACATCTTGAAATCCTTCGGATGCTCTTTGTTCTAATTGAGTTCGAGCATCTGCTGCGGATTGTAAACCAGCTTCTCTAGCAGAAGCTTCAGTTGCTAAACCTGATTGTCTAGCACTAGCTTCACTAGCTAAACCTGTACGTCTTGCTTTAGCTTCACTACTTATTGCTCCAGTTAAATCAGATCTTAAACCTTCTCTTGCTGTAGCTCCAGCTTGCTGTGTACCAAGTATTCTATCTAAATAATCTGTCTTAACATCAGCTAATCCACTGGTTAATGATCCACTAAGATCACCAATTTCACCTTCCAATGCTCTTCTGACATTTCCTAAATTGGTTGCAGAGTCTAATTGAAAATCACCAAATGAACTTTTTAATGAGTCTAAGTTCTGACCAAGTGTTCCTACATTTGTAGTTAAACCAGCAACAGCAGTATCTTGTGCTAAAGATCTACCAAATAAATCTTGTATGTCAGCTCCGAGTTCTTGTCTAGCTAGTTTATTTTCTTCTTGACCTTTACCAAAAGTGTCAGTCAAATCAAATAATTGATCACCATACTCTTGTCTAAGGTTGCCAGCCATTCTCTCAATTTCTGAGGTAGTACCTTCTTCAATACCTTGCCTTAATTTTAATAGGTCAGCTGTTCTATCTTGTCCTATCTCATCTTCTAATTTACCAAGAGCTAATTCTCTTTCAGTACCAACAACACCTCTAAGATCTGTTAAGTCATTTTTAAATTGATCTTGATACTCAGTTAATTTATCCCCATAACCAAGTAGTTGTGTTGATAAATTATCAATATTATAACCTTGATCAGATAACTGTTTAGCTAAGGCTTGTCTTGCTGTTGATCCTTCGGCTAATCCACTGGTTAATTGTCCAGCTAATCTTTCCCTAGCTGTAGTAGCAGAGTCTAAATCTGATTGTAACCTACCTTCAGATTCACTTATTAAGTCAGTTAAATTGTCAGTCTGTCCTCCAAGAAGATCAGAAAATCTATCTTCTGCGCTTGTTATTTGACCACTTAAATTAGTAGCTTGTTCACTTAATCTGTCATCAAATCCTCCAAGATCTAACTGCTTAATCCAATCCATGTCGGATGATAGACCAGCAAAGTCTTCTGTTAAAGAACCTAAGTCACCTTGTGCACTACTAATAGCATCACGTACTCCCGGTAAATCTAAAGCTGCAATGTCTCTACCGAAGTCACCTCTAAGAGTTTCACCTAAAGCACCAAGGTTGTCTGACATTCGTGTATTAAAATCACTTGTCTTTAGATAATCATTAATACCAAGACCTGAGATCGCTTGGTCAAGTTGTTGTTTTGTACTTGTTCCAAGGTTTGATAACCCTGTACTAAGATCTGTTTGAAGATTACTAATATCAGTAGCTGAACCAGAATATTGAGATTGTAAGTTTTGAATGATGTTATCTAAACCAGTAACATCACCAACAGCTGTAGGTTTGTTTACAAGTTGTTCTAGATCAGAAAACTGCGTTTGTAACCCACCAAAATTATCTGATAAGTCAGTAAATTGATTACCTAAATTACTTATATCTTTACCTTGGTCTTTAGTAAGGTCTTGTAATCCTTTAATATTTTTACCTTGTGTCTTATCAACTTTCTTTATATCTTTTATAGATTTTAAATTTGCTTGAGTCTCATTATATCTGTGTTGATTATATAGACCAAAATTATCACGTACTTTTTCTGCATCTTTAGTCCAGTTGCGGATCCACGTATCATCGTAGCCTCCGCCTCCACCTCCACCACCACCCATAATTACCTCCTATAAATTTTTAGTTACAACTGAGTATTCGTGTGTCCAATTAAGTTTTTTTGCTAGACCTTTTCTAGTCCACGCTGAAATAAGCGAGCAACCTTGTAGCCTTGCAAAGTCTTCAATTACGTCCCAATGTTGCATCCATTGTTCGTAATCATGACCTGTTTTATTTGCCCATGTAGTGATATGAAACACTTTTTTTTGTGGGTAAATCATTACCTCACCAACTAAAGCTGACATTATTTCCTGAGCTTCTAAACCTATAAATAATATGTTTTCTTTTTTAACAAGTTTAATAAGTATGTCATGTGAAGTTTGTTCACCAATGGTATGGACTAAAGCTTTTTCTATTAAAGGTTTAACTTTATCCCATACATGTGGTACTTCCTCTGGCTTGAGTGGTATAGCTAACATACTTATTCTTCTATTCTTTGTTTAATCCACTCAACCACTGACCGTTGACCAGCCTTATACATGATTGATCCTATGTCTTCTTTAGGATGTGGGTTTACTTGAGGAAAGTTTTCTTCAAGTTCTTCAAGAACAAATGGTAAGGTTGGACCTAT